CAAGATCGTGTTCTGTGTGTACGGCAATACTGATCTGCGAAGCAAGCAGACGCTTACCTTCTTCAGAGCGCGAGGGGATGGAATAGGTAATGGTGTTCGCATTAAAGCGAACCTGATCCTCAGTCTCTTCGATATTCATCCCCGCTACATGCATCAAGTCGCCTTGAAACACGCCACGTTCTGGGGTGATCTTGGGTAGATGCTCGAGCGCCTTGCCTAGCTTGGCTACAAGCTCTTCTGAGTAGCCATGGTTACATACGATATCGTCGTGCGTGTAGTTAATCTTCGGTACCTTGTTAAAGAAGGACTTTGTAGCTACAAAGAACTTCCCTGTCTCGGGGTAGATACCAAAGACAATACTAGGACTGCCGTCATACTTCTCAGTAAGAACAGCGTCAGGTGTCCCTATCATGGTGGCATGTACTGCTTTCAGTACAGCGACAGCATGTGTATAGCCCTCAAACCCCGCGTCGATGAGGTAGTCTTCCACATGCTCGAAGTGCGTCAGGCGTGAGGCTATCGGAGCCTTCTTGATTACAGGCTTGGCAACGGGAAGCTTCTTGAGCACCATCTTCTTCGGGGTAGTCCGTTTGCCAATGCCTGCTATCTGCTTGATGGAAGGTATCTTCCTCGGTGCAGCGGGCCGTCTAATCCCCGATTTCATACTGATCCTCTGGCCAAACAAAGATAGGTGTCTCGGGACCGAGGTAAACCCCTTCCAGATTAAATTCAATAAAATCGCGGGCTTCTTCTGTACTCATGCCATCCTGCGACATCAGAATATCCCGTATGTCTTCCGCGTCGTAGACAAGGACTTGCACTTGCGTGCCGTCTTGCCAAATGAAAGCAGAACCAATAATTGCTGCGTCGTAGCCGTTAGCTCTTAACATCAGAATGGACTCCCTTGTTGGCGCACCGTCTCGGTAGCGAATGGTGCATCTTGGTTAGCGAATGGCGGAATACGCCAGCATCGAATGGTACGGCCCTTCAAAAACAAAGAGATAGGTTCCCCGCCCATGTCACGTAAGCGCTGTGCCATTTTTGGTGCGGTAAGGCCTATGAAGTTATTACGCTTTAGGTGCGATTCGAGGTCCTTGATCCGGAAATAGCATTTCCCGTCCTCTATCTCAAACCACGGTCGGCCCATGAGTATTTCATCGCGGTCCATGGCTTGCTGCATATGGGCAGTGAACTCTTCTAGGAGGTCCATGAATTTACCGGTGACGGACGTATCTTCGCTGGCCTCAGATATCTGCTCTGTCTCCACCATCTCTTTAAGCAAACCATTGAGTAACTGCTCCCAATCCGTCTTCTTTAGAGTAGGAGGCAGCGTATTTAATCGCTCTAAGCAAGCCTTCTGAAAGGCAGCTTGATTGAACAAACTGTCTGTTTCTAACTCCACTCTACGACCGTTAACGTCGAGGAACCATAAAGGTGGTTCGCTTGCGTACTTAGAGAGCGAGGAGAGCGTAGGACTGTCTGGGCCACTGCCGCCAATACCATGCTTCCTCGTACGGCACAGGCCGGAGTTACAGAATGAATTGAGCGGCGCGTCCTTACACTTGTAACGATATTCTTTCTTGTTTAATTGCTTGATAACAAGCTGCACTTCGTTGTTTGGTAATGGTGGTGAAAAGTACTTGAGGTTATGCTCGACTACTTTGTCTTCCCAAGATGATGGAGCAGCTTTTTTAAGGTAGATACCAACATTAAAAATCCCATTGTTCCGCGTACCTTCAGGAAAACCTTGCGTACAGAGAGCCTGTAGACACGGAGGCCCATCCTTAACAGGCGCTTCCGCGACTTTTGGTGGTTCGGGGACCGCGACGGGTCCGTCCTGAACCTTCGCTTCGTAAAGCGCAAAAAACTCTTCAAGCGTGGCGGCAGAACCGTCACTATTAAATGCATAGCGCGTGCCATTGTCTCCGCCAAAGTAGGGAAGATTAAGAAAGTTACCCGTGTCCCCACGGTCTACCAATATCTCAGATTGCTTGGGGAATATTTCACGGCCAGCCTCGCCTAATAATGCGGCGCAGGCTTTTAAGTATTCGATCATGCTACGTGCTGCGATGGGTTCACGCGTAAATAAAAAGCAATGCGCGCCACCGGACTTGCTACGACAAACGACTAGCGGAAGACCCAAGCCATCAATCTTCTCCACAAGGCCTCGATGATCAATAGGGTACTGATCGATATCAATGCAACCCCATATACAAGTGTTATCAGCACGGATAGGAATAATGCCCAGACTAGGTTCAACACCAGTGAGATGCCTCTCCCAAAGGTCGTCGGTAGGAGGCTTTCTAACCACGGTCGCTTGTCCGTTTTGTTTTCCATCGCCACGCGCCCCTTTAATTACATATGTTCCATAGGCAATATCCAGCCCACTAAATATCGCTTTTAATTTTGTTATATCGACCATTCTCTATCTCGGAAGGTGGGGTACTCGCTACACTAGTGTCTGTTACATGCTCACCGCTCTTTGCAGAGTCCCGTGCGACACGCCAGCAGTCGGCATTACAGCATCCGCTTTCCCCCGTAAACTTAAAACGGCACGTCTGGTGAGCCTTCCATCAACTCATCACTAGCGTGTTTGACTTTTACGTCACCGGACCCAATGCTTTGAGCAAATGATTTTGCAGAAAGGTAAAGCGACGAGTCTTCTATGGGACCAATACGCTCAACTTCCCAACCAAACCATTTACCTTTGTCGTTGGATTCCGCCTGTGTAGATAGGCGATACAACTGAGAGAACATAGGTGGCGTGTAGGGTCCGTTCTTGCCCATCATCTTGGCAGACATCATCATACTGTTCCACTTACGGGACTTCTTCAACTGCGTGGACTTCATTGTGATCAGCGCTGGTTCGCCAAAGCCGCTGTCACCTACAATCATCACGTAATGATTGGCAGTGTTCTCAATGTAGTTGCCGTTATCGAGATAATCTTTATTATCGCCCGGTTCACGATGGGTTCTACTAAGGATATCGCTCGTTGCGGGATATATAGCTGCCGGAGCCCCGGAACCGGAGCCACGGGGGGCCCATTCAATATATTGCCGTACATATGCGCAGGGGATGACTGTAATCCCTTTTTTCCCATCATAAAGCTGTCCTGTTACTGTGTTGAACATCATCCCGGGCATTGCGCCCTCTACTTCGCCAATCTCTGGGCTGACGTTGGTCAACAAGCGCAGGAAGGGTAAGGCAAAGTCCTCCTGATTCATGTTGTCAAAGCCGCCCGATGCGTCATCCTCGAAAGAGGACATCAGTGCTACTTCCGTGGATTTCTTCTCGACTACTTCGTTCTTTGCCATGAGTAATGCTCCTTGGTTCAAGTGGATTTTATCGTTGCCTTTTGGCCGACATACACGCCAAAAGTTTCATTGGGGAACTCAGCGCCGCGCTCCACCATATCTTTCACCCATGCCTTCAGCGTCTGGGGTTCGATCTTCTGTGCTTGCTCAACTGGATAGTTTTGCTCCCGCAGATAATCTAACAACACAGCACACAATTCGTCCTCATTGCGACCAAAGCGTACTGATACTGTATTTTTGATAATGTCATCGTAACCATTTGCACGTAGCCATTCAAAGGCCACGGCACGGTTTTCTTCCTTGATGCTGGCAGAGTAAAACGCCTTAACATCAATGGTGCTGCCGTCAGCCATGGTGAACTTCTTCATGCCTAACTCTTGCAGCATTGCTGGAATAGTCTCTTCTAAAAGTTTGCGCTGCTGCTCTTTGCGCTCTTTCAGAACAGTTTCCATATCCTCAATTTCTTTCTCCAACATCTTTGCCCGCTTGGCCAAAGCACCAACACTAGTCAGGTCATCATTCTTGATCTGCAATGCCCCAGCATCCTCTTCAAAGAGGGTATTAATATCCGTCTTCATCTCTCTCTCCATTCTCAGTAACATCGATCTCAATCGGAATATACATGCGCTCCCGACGATCCCATTTTAACGCGGTATAACGTCCACCGTTATTGAAAGATGCTATCGCACAAGCTAAACCGATAGCAACTGGGTCCCCCGTTAATAAAAGATAATCCCCATCTGTATAATCTCGCAACTTACGGCGTAAACGCCGGATAGTAGGTGCGGTAGAAAAAGCAATTTGGGTATTGGAAGCAAGTAGTATTTCAACGCTGCCATACTTCATAGCACTGGAAATGTCATGGTTAGGCATCTCCTGTACAACAAAAATTCTTTTCACGTTTCTTTCTCCTTTCTGTAAACGAACACACAGTGTACAATAAAAACACAGGCTGTCAATAGGCCTGCACAAGAAAGGAAGAAAGATGAACTACTTTGTTGATAAGTACCCATTTAAAAATACGCCGTTCCTACACCAAGCCGCCTATATGCAGCGGTTCTGGGAACAGCCCGTTGCTGCGCTCTTTGCAGAGATGGGAACAGGTAAAAGTTTTATGCTGATAAACAATGCAGCTATGCTGTATGACAAAGGCCGAATTGATTCCATGCTGATTGTGGCCCCTAAGGGCGTATACCGAAACTGGTATAAATTAGAGATACCGAAACACATGCCGGACCATATTCGGTACAAGATGGCTTGCTGGTCACCTACCCCAAAGAAAGCAGAGAGAGAAGAGATGGATGTAATGATGAATGCAGTAGATGATTTACGCATTCTAATCATGAATATTGAGGCTTTTAGCACGGGAAAAGGTCAAAATTTCGCCAAAATCTTCCTCAGAGTGACCAAATCCTTCATGGCTGTGGATGAGTCTACGACCATCAAAACACCTGCTGCGAAGCGCACGAAAAGCATTATCAAGATAGGCAAAGAAGCCCGTTATCGGCGGATCGCGACAGGTTCTCCTGTTACCAAAAGCCCCTTGGATTTGTACTCCCAATGCGACTTCCTGTCCCCTGATTGCCTAGACTCAGCGAGTTTCTACACCTTCCAAGCGCGGTACGCGGTCCTCATTGAACGCAAGATGCCTACCCATACGTTTAAGCAGATCGTAGGCTACCGACGGTTGGATGAATTGCAGGAGAAGATCAATAACTTTTCCTTCCGCGTCACCAAGAAAGAATGCTTGGATTTGCCCGATAAAGTCTATACCCGCAGAGAAGTTGAGCTAACGCCAGAACAGAAGTCTGCCTATGAACAGATGAAGCTAATGGCGCTGGCTTTGGTGGATCAGGGCATGGTCACCACAAACAATGCGCTAACGCAACTGATGCGCCTGCATCAGATCGTCTGTGGCCACATGAAGTTGGACAGCGGGGAAGAGATTGATCTGCCTAGTAACCGGATGGATGAACTGTTAGCCGCGCTTCACGAAGCGTCAAGCAAGGTCATTATCTGGGCTACCTACCGTAGGGATATAGAGAAAATCAAGCTCGCTTTGCAGAAGGAATACGGCATGACCAGCGTAGCTACTTACTTCGGGGATACGCCTGCGGACGAGCGGCAAGAGATTGTTACTCGCTTCCAAGACCCAGAGGATGACCTGCGATTCTTTGTCGGAAACCCCAGCACAGGCGGCTATGGCTTAACGCTCACTGCTGCCAACTTGGTGGTGTATTACAGCAACAGCTTTGACTTGGAAAAACGCTTGCAATCCGAGGACCGCGCTCACCGGATCGGGCAAACTAGCAAAGTAACCTACGTAGACTTGATCGCTACAAAAACCATTGATGAACATATCGTCAAAGCACTACGCAGCAAGATCGATATTGCAGGCGCAGTGCTGGGCGAAAAGCTAAAGGAGTGGCTCGTATAATGCAATTAATCCCCATCCGTAAGAAGTATGTGTACAAAAAACTGGAAAGAATGGATACGTCAGCCGGACGTGTCTACAAAAGTGACGAATTAGAACCTGTTCCTAGCGTAACGACCATCTTATCCGCCACCAAGGATCAGAGCTTCCTAAAGGAGTGGGAAGAGAGGGTTGGAAAAGACGAAGCAGAGCGCATCCGCAATGATGCCGCTACCGTCGGTACCCATATGCATAGCGTAGTAGAACGCCTTTTGTTGAATCGCACGCTCCCTGTTCCGCGGTCATGGCTCCAGATCAAAGGCTACCGTATGGGCTACGCACTGATCGAGTACTTCTTTCCGCATGTACAGGAAGTGTGGGGCGCGGAGGTACCTTTGTATTACCCGGGCCGCTATGCGGGGACCACGGATTGCGTAGGTATCTACAAGGGAGAAGCCAGTATTCTGGACTTTAAGCAGACCAATCGGATGAAGAAGCGCGAGTGGATTGATGACTATTTCATCCAACTAGCCGCCTATGCCAAAGCACACAACAAGGTGCATGGCACAGATATTCGTCAGGGGGTCATTATGATGGTGGCGCAGGATGGGCAGGTGCAAGAATTCATCACCTGTGGCCGTGAGTTTGACGGCTATCAGGATGAGTGGATGCGCAGGGTAGAGCAGTTTGAAAAAAGAGAGCCTGACGGGGTAAACACATCAGACTCTCAAAGGCCTCTAGGAGACGTAGAGGCCCAGCAAGCTACTTAGCCTTCTTGGCCGCACGCATGTTATCCACCAGATTAGGGTATGGCCGACCAGCTTTCTTGGCCATAGCCTTTGCCATACTCTTCTTCTGTGGAGATAGTTTCTTAGACTTACCTAATCCTGCGGGACGCGGTTTATCCCATACTGGTTTAGTTGCCATGATTATTGTCCCGGAGTAATTGGTTGACCTTGCTGCACCTGCTGCTGACGCTGTAACAACATCGCGCTAATCGGATCGTTAGGGAATAGCGTTGGGTACATCAGCGGAATATTTGGCTGTTGCTGCTGACGAGGATCAATAGTCGGCATGCCAAAGTTAGTGCCCGTGGTTGGCGGCGCAGGAGGCATCTTACGCATCATCTGACGCGCAGTTTCGCGAGGAATGACAGGCTGTTCTGCCATACCTTCAATGGGTGCTTGCTCGTCGCCCTGTGCTAATTGCCCCGCTTCTAAGACAGGAATTCTTGCTTTAAGGGGAAGATATCTAGCCACAGGAACACCAATTGCTTGCAATTTCCCCGCAAAACGCTTGGCATCTTCTGGTGAATTTATATGGGTGAGACTGTCTGCAAAATCTTTATTTTGCAGAGCTTTTGTAAAAATTCGATTATATAAATCGGTTTCTAGCTTGCCAAAAAATCGAACAAGGAGCGTCATTGCCGCATTTGTAGCGCTAACCCGCCCTTCCTGCACTGCAATATTACGTGAAGTAAGAGAAGCAATGGTCGTTCCAAATATTTTGTTCATACTTGCATCTAACGCATCGTAGCTAGGTTTTTGCCCAGTTGCATTAGCAAATGCATATACCCGAGGCTGCAAGTCCGCCAACATTTTTAAGTCATTTAAATGCTTAGTATCCTTGTACAAAATATTCAAGGACTTCTCATTATTTTGTAAGAAAGCGCGCAGCGAGGCTCCTTTTTGTGCACCTTCAGAAGCTACTTCAAATATGCTAAGTCGCAAAGCAGCTAACCTCTCTGGGTCTTTACCCAGTTCATCCACCAAAATACGCATGATGGATGGATCTTGGATAGCTTTGGCCAAAGTCTGTTTAGGGTCCGCATCAGGAAGACCCGGTTTACGCAGTAATTTATCTAATTCAACATTTTTTGCTATTACTTTACGTTGATCTAGTTCCCCTAAACGAGTTACGTATTCATCTGCCAGCGCAACTTCGTTTTTCAATTGGGCTTGAACAGGGTCAGGCAATGCCTCTACGATATTGCGATTCTTGTCCAATACTGCACGAATCTTCTTCGGATCAACAATACCGTCAGGCGTAATAACATTCTTGCTACGAAGCCAATCTATCGTACCTCTTACCAGTAAGGTATCAAACTGAGGAGTGCCACCGAGGGATACCTGTAGCTGACGTAGGTTGCCTGCACTCTGAAATGCACGCTCCATTAACTGCTCATTACCCAGCAAGAATTCTTCGCCACCTGCACGCGTTTGCGACATCAGCAAAGGGAGATTCTT